CCCAAGTTGCTGAAACCGGTGCAATACCACTACCAGGGTCACCAACAGCATCTTTATATAATGTGATTTTAGTTTGCCATTGTTCTAATTTTAATAATTCAGCTTGTGTCGATGGGTTTGTTAACCCTAGAGAAAAGTTCTCCAATTCATCCTCGAAACCTAACACATATAAATGGATAATAGCTATTTTATTTAACTCTTGTATAATAGCTTTTTGTATCCTATTTATTGTTCTAGCAAATCTAATATCTAATAGTGCTAAATTTTTACCCTCACCAACCACTTCCTCAAAACCTAAAAAAGCTTTAGGTATTCTTAGTGAAGCTAGTAATTTTTTTTGTATATACTCTATATCTGCTATTTCACTTAAGTTAGTGGCTCCAGGTAAAGTATCTATTGGACTTGGTGCTGCATGGTCTCTAACTGGTATAAAATAATCTTGGTCTACCGCCATTTGATTCATTCTTAAGTCCACATTTCCGTTTGTCGGGTCCACAACTGGGTCCCTTTTAAATTTATTTGCTACTTTTTGTATGTACGCTTCCACGTCCTTATCATCCATATTACCAACAAATACTTTAAATACCCTTCTTTCTGGTGCTCTAGAAGTTCTATATACTAACATCGCGTCTTCCGCTAATAATAATTGTTTCCATATCCGTCTACACTTTTCCAACATAGAAGTACCATAAGGTAATCTTCTATCATCACCTAATAATCTAAAGTGAGCAACTTCCCAAGAACTAAATTTTACATCTTTTTCTTTCCAATTAAACTCCACTTTGTGAGCATTAGGGTCATCATTACTTATAGAATTTAATGCACTATGTCCCTCATTTCTCTCTATTTCAATATTAGGTAGTTGGTTGACACCTATTATCCCTTTTTCTGGGTCTATTTTAAGGTAAACAAAGTTATCCCCGTATTTACATGTATTACGAATCCACATAGGTAGATTAGTGTTGACATCTAATACATTGTTAAATAGGTCACCTAGTATAGATTTAATCCTAGTAGACTCTGAAAATATAGCCAACATATACCCTTTTTCAGACGGTGTTGTAGCTTCTTCAGAGTATATGTCCAATGCCGCAGAAATTTCTGGTGTAAACTCCATAGACTCATAATCATAATATGAAGCTAACCTTGTAGGTTCATAATAAACTGATTTAGTGTAAAGTTCATTATCTATCTTTTGCCATTGATTTGATAGGTATAGTGATTGTTGCATTTGCAACTTTTCTTTTTCGTACTCATCTTTAGAGTCTGTTTTAAGAATGTCTTTTGGGCCTAGTTTAAATTTTTGGTATGAGGGTTCCTGTTGTGTAGGTCCTCCCGGTCCAAATAATTTACTTAGCCTTTGATATATTGTGAAGTTATTTGCCATGTTGTTTAATAATATTAATTATTTTATAAATAGTAAATCATTTGTTATCGGACTTTACCGAATAGCCAACCATAGTCTTTATAGTTTTGCCTATTGTCATTACCATGATTACCTGGAATACCCAAAATTCCAGTGTTTTGTTGTGGTCTTCTATGTTCTGGTTCTTGTGAAGGTCCATTATCACTACCTGAAGTAGTCCAACCATCTAGCATAGCTCTAGTTAAGTCATCAGCTTTTTTTAATTGTGAGAATGAATTTTCACCAACATATAAAGCCATTGCGATTGCCATAATTAAATCATCATGTTTACCCTTCATATGATTAGGTTTCCCATTTATATAAACAAATGTGTACATTTCATTTAATAATCTTTTAGACCTAATAACGAATTTATGTCTTAAAGACTCCTCAAAAGCTGAAACTATCTGACTTCTTTTATTGTTAAATGCTAGTCCCGGTGTTTTAGTACCTTCATTTGGGTTATATTTCCATTTGTCGGCAGTGTTCATACCCTCCACGTATAAATCTTTGTACCCTAGTTCTTGTAATTTTCTGGATGTTGCGACACCCATTCCTCCTGTAATGTCAGTAACAACATAGGCTTTATACATTGTACCCCATTTGTATATTATGTCTGCAGCTAAATCTGGTGGTATTTTACCTAAATACTCTAATACTTGACATCTCTCGTCAAAATCTATTATAACAATAGAAGTAAAATCTTCAGAATCACCCCTACTTACATCACAACCTAAAATATATCTATGTCCTTCTTTAGGTTTTTCCCAAACCCATAGTTGGTTACCGACAAACATATCTTCTGGTTCTCTAATGTCTTCATTTTTTATTTTATCTATAGTTTCTACTGGTATAACGTTATCCCCAGAACCTAAAAACGCACTTTCTAACTCTTGGGATACCTTACGTCTGTCATATTTAAGTTTTTTAACCATCTCCTCAAACCAGGAAGAGCATGGTTTATAACCATTTCTAGTCAAATCTGTAAATTTTGACATGTCTTTTTCATGGATAAATTCAGTTTCGTCAAAGTCTTCGATGTTTAATAAGAAGTGTACAATGTCTTTTGTTTTTACCCAATATAAGTCTTTTGTAAATCTGGGGTCATTTTCCCAATGAAGTTCTGATATATGAAATCCATTCAACCCCTTTATAGACTGCTCGTAAATTTCATAATAAATTTTGTCGTACCCATTAGGTGTTGATATCACAATTACTTTACCCCCGGTAGATAAGGAGGCCATACAAGCAGCCCAAAAATCATCTCCAGCTTCTATGTATGCTGCTTCATCAAAAATAAGTGTTGTAGGTGTAAAACCCCTAAGTGCATCCACAGAAGTAGCTACCGCCTTTACCTCACTACCATTATTTAATTTAAAATGTTTTTGTGAATCTTTTTCTTTAGAGAACCCTACATTAATCCAAGCAGGCCACTGGTTTATAAACCCCCTTACTTTATTTGCAAACTCAGAAGCTGTATCTAATTTATTTGCAATAATTAGAATTTTTTCTGGTTTTCTTTTGGAGGCGAATTGTAGTTTTTTTGATACCCAGGCAGCTGTTGCGGTGGACACACCTGCTTGTCTATATTTTTTAGTTATATTGTCGTTATACTTATCAAAGTTACTTAACATCATTTCCTGTTCAGGAAACAAATCAAAAGGCACGTATTTAGATTGTGTGTTGTCGTATGTCTCTAGATAAGTTTTAATCGCATAATTAGTATCTTGTAGACATCGAGCATATTCTTGTATTAACTCTTGTTTATCCATATACTATAAATATCGGAAAAATATTAACTCTTTACAAGTTATATAGAAAGTCTTTTTCTGCTTTTGTTAAAGAATCCATACCACTTTTATTAATCTTATCTAAAATGGTATCCATATCTAGTTCTTGGGTTGGTCTGATTGTAATATCGTCTAAGGAATCTGTAGTCCCCTCAAACCCAGGAATATCTGGTGACGACTTTGTTTCACCACTAGCGTCTTCCCAATCTTCGTCTTTTAGTTGTTGTACTATACCGTCAATCATATTCTTGACTTGGTCCTTCCCTGTTTGACTACCGGATAATATTTCTTTAGCTAATTTTAAAAATTCTTCAGCTTCTAAACTTACAAATTTAAAATAAAAGTAATTTTTAATTCTTTTTTGTTCGTCCACATCAAAAAAACTATCTGGGTATACTTCTAAAAATTTTTCCCAGATTACGGGGCCTAACCTTAAATCCCAAATTTCTGCGGGTAAGGTATCTTCCATACCAATTACTTCCTGTGCCATATCTGGGTCAGAAGGTAATCCGTGAGCTGAAACATATTCCATAACACCTTTATATAATTCATGTACTAAAATAGGAAACATTAACCCTTTTGCTTTAATAGTTGGTGGGTTAGTTTCTAAATCTAGTTCTTCTTTTCCAGCCATTGCTTGTTCTGCCCCACCTCCACCAATCATACCTTCCATATCTGGCATTACCCAATACATTAAATCGTTTACGGACATTACTATGGAATATAAACCAACTAGGTCTGGGTTTATATCATTTAATTTTTCATTTACTAAGTAGTACATGTAGTGAGCTTTTTTTGCTGACCCCTGTATTAAAGAATTAATAAATCTTCTTTTTTGTTTTTCTAAATCTAATTTTTGTAGTCTTTTAGCTGCCTTATCCTCCATTTCAAAGTTAGGAAACTCCAGTTCCTTCTTCTTTTTCTTTTTTGGTTGTTTTTGCATACCAGACATATTTGGTTTTTCCAGTTTTGCGTCAAACTGTAAATCACCTTCAGGTATACCCATTTCACCAACAACCAACTCTACTGCAAGATTTTCTAAAGCTTCTTTATTTTGTGATTCTATTTGTAGTATTCTTTGAGCTGCCTGCATTAACATTGGTTGTAAAGACATGAAAGTTTGTGGGTCTATATTTTCTACCCCTGTCGCATCTTTTACTTTTTGTACAACGTCTTGGAATCTTTGTGAAGCTATAAGTTCCTCAAAATTATCTGGAATACCATCTTTATCTACATCTGGAAAAGCCTGGTGTTTACCCAATGGGTGTTCTTGTGACTTTAGTTTTGATTCTATGTCGGGTGACATTCTTTCTATCCCATCACCATAGTCAATCGGTGGTGCCTCATTTAATTTTTTCTTAGCCATGTTGTGTTAGTGCTTTACCTAAGTTAGTAGACTTTAACCAATCCGGTAAATTAGAATTGTTTCCCCTGGCTTTCGGATTTGGTTTAGTTTTTGGTTTTTCAAATGGACCTCTTCTTTTTTTCTCTCCTGGTCTACTTGGTGCTATAGTAGGTGTTTTTAATGGTGTTTGTGCAGTAGTAGCTTCCGGAGCTCCCATATACTCACCATCATTATCTCTATCTGTTTCACTTAACTCCATACCACCCACAACATTACCATTTAATTTTATATCACCAGCTGGACAAATATTCAAATCAATAACTTTTTCATCTGATGGGTTTTGTAAATAACCATTCATATGACCCTCATCGTCAAAACCATCAACCTCTACGGTCATTGGTGGTTCCATTTCATTTGCTATATCTAGTACTGACGCAAAAGATTCTTGCTGAGCTTCCGTCCCTATTGTATATGGGGAGTCAACATCTTGATTGGATAGATTTTCCTTGATTGTTTTTATAAAATTTCCTTTGGTGATTACTGGTGGTTCGTTTGACTCGACTAACCCACCTATCCACTCTTCTAACATTTTTTGTTCATTAACGTATTCTGGTAGTTTTTGGTAGTCTGATTTTGTCATTTTAGACGCTAATTTTTCTGCCGCTGCAGGATTAACAGAATATAAATGTTTTTGTTGTGCTTTAGACGCAAATTTTTCTTGTACTTCTTTTTCTCTAAGTAGTGGTGTACCATCTATATCCACATCTGGATTACCGGTTTTATCGGTCTCCAAGTCAACTTCCTCCTCAGTTTTTCCAGTTTCTGTTATTTCGTCTGCCATTTCTGCAGCTTGTGCTTTCAGGTTGTCCGCTAAATCTTTTTTAAGTTTTACTTCATCATCTTGTAAACCTTCTTTAAATAATTTTTTACCTAATGATGTTAACTGGGTGTCTGAAAATGAAGATAGGGTCCTGTAAGTGAACCCTTCATTTAAAAATCTTTTAACTAATTCTTTTCTATTATTTAACATGCTCGAATTTTTTATCAAATTTTA